AAGCAACCGGTGAAAATGCCGGAACTTGGGGAACAAAAACTAACAATAATTTAAATTTGGTTCAACAGGCTATTGCTGGATATCAATCTATTGACGTGGCATCAGCAGACGTTACTTTAGCTATGAGTGACGCTACAGTTTCAAATGCCAGAAATGCAACATTAAAATTTACTGGAACTTTAGCAGCAAATAGAACAGTTACTTTACCAGATAGTATTGAAAAAGTTTTCAATGTTATTGATGGAACTGATCATGCAGGAAATACGTTAACTTTTAAAACAGCATCAGGAACAGGTGTATTACTTTGTGAAGGTAATTGTTATGTTTTATATTCAGATGGTACGAATATAGAAAAAGCAAACGAATATAGAAAATGGAGAACAGTTACTGCAGCTGAAACTGTTCAAGCAGGTGCAAAATTATTTGTTGATACAAATAGTGGTGCTGTAACAATCACATTACCCGCATCACCTGCAATCGGAGACGAAGTTCACTTTGCAGACTCAAGATTTACATTTGATTCTAACGCATTGACTGTCGGTAGAAATAGTTCTAAAATAGTTAATGCATCATCAGATTTAGTTGTAAATACTGAGGGAGCATCTTTTGGATTAGTTTTTTCTGGTTCAAATATAGGATGGACTTTTACGGAGAAATAATATGTCAAATTACGAAGCAACAAAATACGATTTTACTGGAGCAAACCTTACAGGTATCGAAGGGATTCCTACGGCAACTATTGTGCCATGGTCGGATTCATCTATTCCATCAGGATTTTTAGAATGTGATGGTTCAGCCGTATCAAGATCAACTCACTCTGCATTATTTGCCGTTATAGGTACGACTTATGGAGCTGGAGATGGTTCATCAACTTTTAACGTGCCTAATTTAGCTGATAATGTGGCAATTGGAAAATCTAACAACAAAGCTTTAGCATCAACTGGTGGGGCAAACACAGTAGCTTCAACAGGTTCCGTTAGTGGAACCACAGCTAACGCTACTTTATCAGAAGCACAACTTGCCTCTCACGATCACACAATGCCTAGATTTGGACCACATAGTAACGTTTCTAGAATTATTGTTGCTTATGGAAATGATGGTAGATATACACCTACAATGAACACAGGTAATTCAGGTTCGGGTAGTGCTCACCAACATAATCTTAGTGCAAGTTACACAGGGAGTGCAAGTTCAGTAATTCAACCTTATTTAGCATTAATTTATATTATTAAAACTTAGGAGAAAAAATGGCTACTAACGCAAATTGGACAATTGTATTTGAAGATAAAAAAATAATTAAAAACTACGATGAAGGTGCGGGAACTGGAGTAGGGTATAAAGTTTTAGACGATGACGCTTTTTGGAATGATGCTAAATTTTCTAATATTTGGGCCATTCAATATGGCACATCAAATACATCTGATGAAGTTGAATATAGAGATACTACTCCCCATACGAGTTATGCAGATGCTAATCTTGGAGACATAAGTCAGTTTAGTAATAAATGGGATGCAATACATTTAACTTTTTTACAATCTGATTGGGATAATGACAACGTAGATGGTGAAACTGAAGCTGAAAAAATTTCTAGAATAGGTGAAAGACCTACTTCTTATACATCCTCGTAATCTTCAATAAATAAAGTAGAAGTATATCTTTTTAAATTAGGCACCACACTAGCGTGTTGTGAATGTATTTTGTCCGAGGGAAATAATACCGCTCTGTTTTCTCTAAATCCTACGTGCATATCTAAACTACAATTATCCTCTTCTCCTACGTAAAAAACAGTTCCATTAGTCACTGCTGTTGGTCCTGATAACATAATTAAGATATTAATTTTTGCTGGAGTTCTATGATCAGTATGTGGTTTAAAATGATCTAAGTTTCTTAAATCAATACCTGAATTTTCGTTAAGCTTTTTTATTTTTATTTTAAATTTAGATTCTGCTTGTTTTGTAAATAACTCAAGTAGTTCAGGGTTATTTGGTAATTTAAATCTATTGCCATAATGACTTTTTTTATTTTTTATAGTTGCACCATCAAAATATTGAGGAACATAAAACGCTTTGTTTAAAGCAAAATCTTGAACCATTTCTAAATCTTTTTTTTCAAAAAAATTTTCAATAATTTTAATCATGGTCTAAGCATCATCCAAGATGTTATTATGTATTTTTCACCAGATAAGGGAGAGTTACCTCTATGAACATATGGAAAACCAGCAGGCCAAATAACTATTCTACCAGTTTTAGGTTTTACTCTTTTTGAAAAATTTAAAAACTCTGTTTCTCCACCATCTTCTACATCATTTAAGTATATAGAAAAAACAAATGCTCTAGCTTCATTATGAAAACCTTGGTTATGTTCTACATGCCATACATGGTAACCTTCTGTAGGAAGTGTTTTTTGAATTTTTAAATTAGTGTAATGAAAAGGAGTTCCGTATGCTTTAGCAGCACCAACATTTAATACATAGTTTTTCCATGCTAAATCAAAATTAAAAATTAATTCTTTTAATTCATCCCACCAAACATCAATGTTATTTCCTTGAGCAAAATATTGTTTATCTTTTTTATCTAAAACAGATGCATTTTCTCCACCAACTCTGTTCAAAGTTTTGTTTAATTTATTTTGATTCTCAAATAATCTTATAGCGTTCTGACACATTTCATCAGTAATATAATTATCATATATGCCAATAAAATTTTCTATTTTTCCTGTCTTTTCTTTCATCATTTATTAATAAATATCTGTATTGTTTTTCTAGGCACCAATGGTTTAGTAACCGCTGATACCTTATGTGATACAGGAGTTTTTAAGATAAGTAAAGAGTTTCCTGTAACTGGTATAAAACCACTAAATCTATTATCAGAAAATAAAAGTTCTCCACCAAATTTAGGATTCCATCTTCTATTTAAATAATAAGTAACTCCGTATTCATAGGAACCATCATCATGCCAATTAATACCGGCACCATCCTCCATAGAATGAAGTACAAAATTAAAATTATCACATTCTATTTTGTGTAAAGAATTGTCTTGTAACAATGTTTTTATTTTTTTTAAAAAATATTGGTCACTATTAAATTGAGTTTTTTTAGTAAAATTTTTATGTCCATGTAACAAACCTTTCTGCCATTCATGTTGAGTTGTTTCTAAATTAATTTTTTTATCTCTAAAAACTTGATGATGCATTTCTTTGTATGTTTCGTAATCTAAAAAATTTTGTATGTAATATAATTTATTTGGTATTTGAAACGCTAATATCATGTTTTATTGTATGACAAATTTGTAATGTCTATTTATGTTTTCTTTAAACAACTGTAATCTTTCTTTTTGTATATCTATAAAAGCAATTATAGATTCGTCATCTACTTTATTTTTAAATTTTAAAAAAGTTTTAGATATATCTTCTTTCATAGATTCAACAGTATTTTTTGTTTGATCTTCTACACTTAAAATTTTTAATCCATTTTCTTTACATTTTTGTAAAAAAATAAGAAATGTTTCTTTCGTCCACAAATCAGTTACTAATACCTTTCCATTATGTTTTAACTTTTTATGTATATTTTGTAAAGCTTTATCTTGATCGTAAAAAAAATGCATAGAGCAATTTAAGATTATAAAATTAAATGATGAGTCTTTTAGCTTAGTTTTAAATAAATTATCTTGCATGTAGTCACAGTTTTTAAAATTTAATTTTGCGTAATTTACATAAGAATAATCTATGTCCGTACCCATTACATAGCATTCTTTAAAATATTTTTTAATTGTATGCGTACCTCTTCCCCAGCCACAACCTATATCTAAAATAGATTGATTATTTATTTCTATATTTTTAAATAAATTTAAATAAGAAATTATTTGATTTGGAAAATCTTTATCACTGTCTTGCAATTTAATTTCATTGTCAATAAGTCCATGATTTTGTAAAGGGTGCCAGTTTTTGTCTTTTACATACAACTCAAAAAATTGAGTATCTGATAAGTTCGGTTTTAATGAATTCATCCTATACTTTTTTAAAATATTTTTCCTTGTTGCCATTTCCATAAATAAGGAGAATGAATTATTTGCCAATATATAAAATAGTCTAACTCTAAATATTTATGAACTTCAGGCGCTTCTAATTGTAAATTTAATTTTTCATAGTCGTCATTTTCTTTATTAACATTTATATGCTCCACTTTACCAAAATGCATTTTTAAAAAAGTAGGTAAATCTTTCAATTGAACATACCAATTAATATGAGTGTTTATTAAATATGGAATTTGTGAAGAGCTGTGATTAACATTACCTTGCTCTCTTGAAAATATATTTACTTTAGAAGTATGCAGAGAATCATAATCTACTTCATCTTGTTTTAAACCATGTCTTTTTAAATCATATTTTAGACCTGAAACAAATCTATTATAAGGTTCTCTAATTACTGTCCACCTAACTTTTTGAAAATTTACTTTTTGAGTAACGGTAGGGTTTAAATCTTTTATACACTCTCTAACACTACTTGATCCATTTTTGTGAATTAATAAATATTGAAATTTATCTGTTTCGTACAACTCTATATTTTGAAATAACATTCTCTCTCCTTTATTGTAACCATGCCACTATACTATATCTTGTTCCTTTTGTCACCGGTGTTACACCATGTGAATACATAAAATTACTAGGGAAAAATACAACAGACCCTGTTTCTAATTTAATTCGTTTTACTATATTATTTTTTTGATCTTCAAAAACTAAATCTCCTCCCTCATAATCTTTATTTAAATTAAAAATCACACTTAAAATTCTAGTAGGATCTGTAGAGGTATCTACGTGACAATCAAATTTACCACCTTTTTCATATTTTAATAAATCGATTTGATTTATCTTACTAAGCGTAAGATGGGGAAATTTTGCTTCATATAATTTACGGGCTCTTTCTATTTCTTCTCGTATCTCTTTAAATATTAATTCGTCTTTTTTAAAATCTAAATAATAACCCAAAACATTTCTTATTTCTTTATTATAAATTTTTTCAGTTCCAACATGTAAATATTCATTGCAATTTTTTTCTGAAAATTTAATTATTTTTTTACAAAAATCTTCACTAACCATATTATTTAATGTGACAATAGCTTCTAAATAATCCATTATATTTCTAACATTATGTTTAAAGAAAATCTGTTTAAATTTATTATAGGTGCCACGCCTCTATGATATAATTTACTTGGAAAAAGAATCGCTTCAGACTCTAATGATTTATGAAAAGTAATTTTATCATTAACTTTAAATTCAGTGCCACCATCGCTATCGTGTAGATTATATATTATAGAAAATTTATTATCTTCTTTATTGTCCATATGAAATTGCATCACACTTCCAGGATGATACCAGTTCCAATATATTCTATTTATTTTTTTAAACTTCATAAAAGAATTATTTTCAACTATGTCAAAAATAATATCAGCATACGTATTTAATATATTATTGGGATAGTATTCTCCATCTTCCTTAAAAGAAACATTTAAAAGTCCTGCATCTTTTTTGTCTTTATTCATATGGTTGTTTTCATCAAATCCAAAGTACCAGCCCTTTGAAGCATATAAATAATCTAAAATTTTTTGATTAGTATTTTTAGGTATGTTTGTATTAATTTTTGTAATCATTTTTGTAAAAAACAATTTATGCAATACCTGGCACCTTTGGTTACAGGTTCTGTTCCATGAATCCAAACAGGTTCAGCGGGAAATAACATTGCATCTCCTGTCTTAAAAGAGTCTTTTATTAAACCATCAAAGAATCTAAAATCTCCTCCTTCATAGTCTTCATTTAAGTTTAAAGTACAGGAAGCTCTTATTGGGCCACCTACGTCAGAGTGGTCACTGATGTATGACCCAACACTATATTTTAAAATTCTTATATTATCGCTAGATTTAATTAATCTATCATTAAAATCAGGACATATTTTTTTAGTCTTAATGTAAAGCACATAATTGGCTATCATTATAGCTATGTATCTTTTAGCCTCATTTAAAGCGTACTCTATTTCTTCGTTAGGATTTTCTACAACGCATAAATTTAAACACTCAAAATTGTCTTTTTCAATTTTGCCTGTTTTAAATTTATAGCTGCTTTCAGTTCCATAACCATTATTTTTAAGTAATTTTGAATTTTTTTCAAAAATATCTATTATTTTTGTGCAAGTAGCTTTAGGGATTAAACCATTAATCCTATACTTTAAATCGGATATTTTATGGTCAAAGGACATTATATTGTATCTTTCATTCTCTATATATTTACTATATAATATAAATGAGTTATATCAAAGGTTTTTTTATGTTACAAAAATTAGGATTCCAACCCGGTATTAATAAACAAATTACCCCCACAGGAGCTGAGGGTCAGTGGGTAGATTGTGATAACGTACGTTTTAGATACGGTATACCAGAAAAAATAGGGGGTTGGAAACAATTAGGAACTGAAAACGAAAATGAGCTTACAGGAGCAGGTAGAGGTTTACATCATTATATAAACAGTCTTGGTAGAAGATATGCCATTATAGGGACAAATAGAATCTTATATGCTTTTTCTGGAGGAGTTTTCTATGATATTCATCCTATTGAAACAACTACAACTTTAACGAGTGCATTTAGCACAACTAATGGATCACCGACTGTGACAATAACTTTTTCAAGCGCACATAATGCAGCTCCTGGAGATATACTATTATTAGACAATTTTACTGCAATAACAAATTCTAATTTCGGTTCGTCAGATTTTGATAATAAAAAATTCATGGTTGCTTCGACACCCACAACTACAACTCTTACAATTACAATGCCTTCAAATGAAACAGGCTCTGGTGCAACCACATCTGGAGGTATTAGAGTTCAAAAATATTTTACTGTAGGTCCAGCGGTTCAAGCAAAAGGTTTTGGTTGGGGCCTTGGATCTTGGGGAGGAGAAGATACATCTGCAATCACTACGACTTTAAACGGGGCTTTGTTGGATGATGCAAACGGCACTGGTGGATCAGGAACTTCTATTACTTTAACAGATGCCTCTCAATTCCCATCTTCAGGTACAAATTTTATTCAAGTAGGAAATGAAGAAATTTCTTACACAGGGATTTCTGGTAATGATTTGACTGGTATTACAAGAGCTGTTAGAAACTCTACAAGATCAGGACACTCTAGTGGTGCCACAGTTACAAATTCTTCAGACTTTGTTGCATGGGGTGAGGCTGCATCTGGTGACTTGGTATTAGAACCGGGCATGTGGTCTATTGATAATTTTGGTGATAAGGCTATCTGTCTTATTCACGATGGGGCTTGTTTTGAATGGGACTCTTCATTGACAACGGCAACAGATACAAGAGCTACTATCATAACTGGTGCACCAACAGCGTCAAGACACATGTTGGTATCTACACCAGATCGTCACTTGGTATTTTTTGGAACAGAGACAACTATCGGAGATACATCAACACAGGATGATATGTTTATAAGATT